GTTACAAGGTCAATTGATAAAGTTGGCGAAAGCGTCGACGGGACGAGTTCTGCTGTCGGAGGCTTAACAGGACAACTCGACAAGATGACCGGAGGAGCCGTGACAGGCTTTCGAAATATGGTCGGAGGGTTAAAGGGTGGGGTCGCTGGATTGAAGTCATTTAAAGTTGCTCTTGCTGCAACCGGAATCGGTCTTCTTCTTGTCGCTATCGGCTCGCTTGTTTCCTTTTTCACAAGCACAAAGAGAGGAGCGGAGCAACTCAAAGTCGCAACGCAAGCACTTGGAGCCGCGTTCGATGTTATCCGAGATCGTATCTCCAAATTCGGTGGGGCGTTGGTCAAGTTTTTCACGGGTGACTTCAAAGGCGCGTTGGATGATGTAAAGGGCGCATTCACAGGAATTACCGACGAGATTATTCGAGAGACCAAAGCCGCAGGAGACTTACAAAAGGCAATGAATGCTCTCAAGGACGAAGAGCGGGACTTCATTAAACAACGCGCAGAGACAAACAAACTCATCGCAGAAGCTCGCCTTCTCGCTGAAGATGACACCCTCGCAGTTGAGGAACGTATCGAAGCACTTCAACGGGCGGTTGACCTCGAGCAAGAGACGGTCGCACGACAAATCGAATTAGCTGAAGAGAGGGCGAGAATAGCACGGGAACAAGTCGCACTCGGGGAAAGCATGGAGGAAGATTTGCAAGCGGTTGCAGAAGCAGAGGCGGCAGTCATCGACTTGCAAACGGCATCCCTTCGAACACAGAAGAGACTGCAAACAGAACTCAACTCGCTGAAGGTGGAGGGCATCACCAAGGCACACGAGGCAATGAAGGCAGAGATCGACCTCGCGAATGCGACGGTCAAGGCTATGGAGGAGCGAAAGAAAGCCGAACAAGGTACACTCCAAGTAACCCAAGAGACAGCAGAAGCAACGCTCCAAACACGGACAACAAGTTTCGCGGATCAAGTCCTCGGGTCACAGACCACAGAGGAACAAATTCGCCAACAGCGGAAACAGACATTTGAGGACTTCTTAAACGGCGCGGAACTCGTAGGAATTCAGGGAGTTGAAATGGCATCCGCTGCGTTGGGTGCTTTGTCACAATTAAACGAAGCCTTTGCGGGTGAAAGCGAATCGGATCAGAAGAAAGCATTTGAAAGAAACAAGAAGTTTCAAGTCGCTCAAGCCATCATCCAAACGGGTATGGCTGTCACGGGTGCTTTGACCGCAGGTGGTAACCCTATCAAACTTGCAACCGGAGCGCAATTTGTAGAGGCAGCCATCGCAGCCGCGACGGGAGTTGCTCAAATAGCAACCATCAAGAAGACTCAATTTGGAAGCGGTTCAACGCCACCACCTCCAGGAAGCAGAGGGGGAGGTGCAACAGGAGCAATTCCGCAAAGCCCACAACTCGACCTCGGGTTCTTAGGAGCCGGAGCAGGACAAGCGGGCTTGAGGAGTTACGTCATTGCCTCGGAAGTATCGAACAGCCAACAGGCGAACCAACGAATAAACGATCAAGCATCATTAGTAGGATGAACATTATTGAACTCATAATCGACGAAGAAGCGGAGATGTACGGAATCGACGCAATTTCACTTGTAGAACAACCCGCCATTGAATCGGACTTCGTAGCTCTCAAGAACGAGCAAATCCAATTCAAGACCCAAGACAATGAGAAGCGTCTTGTCATGGGTGCGGCACTCATTCCCGACAAACCTATCTACCGAAAGAACGGGGAGGAGGAATATTACGTCTACTTTTCAAAGAAGACCGTACGTCGTGCGATGGAACTCTACTTCAAAAACGGCAACCAAGCGAACGCGACCCTCGAACACGAGCATACGTTGAACGGGTTGCATGTTGTCGAGAGTTGGATCGTCGAAGGAGAGCAGGATAAAAGCCGGATGTATGGACTCGATGTCCCGGTCGGTACGTGGATGGTCTCAATGAAGGTCGACAACGAAGCGATTTGGGAGAAGTACGTGAAGGAAGGCAGCGTAAAAGGGTTCTCTATTGAGGGATTCTTCACAAACAAGTACGAACTCGCAAAGGCAACCGTCAAAAAGGACAAGCGATACAAAGAGGGACAGCGCGTCGATATGGAGTCTTATAACGATTACCCCGACGGAGTGAAGAACAACGCTAAGAAGGCGGTTGAATGGGCTGAGAAGAACGGGTGGGGGTCATGTGGAACGGGAGTAGGAAAGCAACGAGCGAACCAACTTGCAAAGGGCGAGAATATCAGCGTCGAAACCATTAAACGGATGAGGTCTTATTTGAGCCGTCACGAAGCTGACCTCGAATCGTCAACCTCATTCTCTGACGGATGCGGCTATCTTATGTACATGGCTTGGGGCGGGAAGGCTGCTCTCCGTTGGTCGGAATCCAAACTCAAGGAATTGGAGCTTCTGTCAGCTATCGAAGTAGAACTCGGACTCGAATATCTTAAAAACCACCTAACGAGTAAGGATTGACCCCTTCAAATCGTTATATATAAAAACCCCAGAAGATGACTCTGAAAGAACGCATCTCCGATATCTTCGAAAAGTACAGCGTCGAACTCGCTGTCGAAGAGAAGGAGGAAACACAAGAGGTCGCATTTGCGACTGCTGTCCTCGATAGCGGACAGGAAATCCAAACCGACGCGGACGCATTCGCTGTCGGTGTTTCTGCTTTTGTCGTGAATGACGAAGGCGAACGAATCCCTCTCCCAGATGGAGACTACAAACTCCAGGACGGCTCTTTGCTCGTAGTAGCAGAAGGTGCAGTCGCTGAGATGAAAGAGGCAGAAGCCGAAGTCGAAGCGGAAGAGGAGAAGGAGGAAGAGATGAAAGCGGAGACCGAAGAGGTTCAAGCATCATCTGAGGTGTTGACTCGAGAAGCTGTTGAAGGCATGATTGCCGAAGCTATCGAAGCAACAAAGAAAGAATTCTCTTCACAAATTGAAGAGCGAGACGCGAAGATCACGGAGTTGAGCAAGCAAGCCACCCCGAGCATCTCACGCGCCCCAAAGATGGAGGTTCCAACTCCTGTCAACTTGACCGAATTATCAATGAAGGAGCGCATTGCCGCGATCCAAAATCAATTCTCTAAATAATGGCTAACGCTGTAATTACTTCAAACTACGCAGGCAACGCGGCTCTTCCTTACGTCGCTCCTGCTATCCTCTCAGGCGATACCATCGCAAATGGTTACGTCGAGGTTCTCGAAAATGTCCGATACAAAGCCAACCTTCGCAAGTTCGACGGTGTTGCTTTGCAAGCGGCTGGATGTGAATTCTCAAACTCAGCCGGCTCTCTAACTTTGACCGACGTTGTATTGACTACAACAGCACTTCAAGTCAATGAGCAAGTCTGCAACAAAGACCTTCGAACTGCTTGGGAAGCCAACCAGATGCGCGGTCAATCGTCAAACTCTCCCGCAGACTTCCAAGCGTTTGCCGCTCAATACGTAGCCGCAAAGGTTGCTGAAGGAGTCGAGCGCAACTTGTGGCAGGGAAACTTTGCTTTTGACGATGGCGGAACCGACGGGACTTATGATTCTTTTGACGGAATTTGCAACTTGATTGTTGCAGGTACTCCAGGACATGAGGACTTGTTAACTGGTGCAACTACAAGCTCAACAATCCTCGGACGTTTGACAACACTTTCCGCAGATATTCCAGACGTGTTAGCGGGTGACCCCGACACAAAGTTGTTCATGAGTCGCGCAATGAAGCAGCTTTACTTTACGGCTTTGGCTGGAACTGCTGAGTTGACTTTCCACGCTGCTGAAGCTGCAAACTTCTTTAACGGATATGAGATTATCACACCGGGTGGAATGCCGAACGACACATTCATCTTCTCGAAGAAGGAGAATCTGTACTTCGGAACCGACTTGTTGACGGATCACATCGAAGCGGCTGTCTTGAACTTGATGGGTGTAACGGGTGACGATGTTACTCGAATCATTATGAAGTTTAGCGCAGGGGTTCAAATCGTTGATTTGGGTTCTTTGGCTGTAGCTCGTCGCTCATCCTAATTCATTCGGGGAGGGGCGTAAAATCCCTCCCCTTAATTCCCTAAAAAATGGCTTGTACAATTACAATCAACGGCAGGGCGTTTCCCTGTAAAGATAAAATCGGGGGAATCAAGCGCGTCTGGATTAAGCAATTCGCGTCGGATGACTGGGTTCAAACAGATGGTGAAGTTGCCGCGAACTCTTCAGGAATTACACTCTTCGGTTTTGAGATTACGAAGAACAACGGATCACTTCAACAGACGGTGAATGCCTCGGTTGAAAATGGTACTGTTTTCTACTCTCAAGTTCTTGAGATGTCTTTGCCTAACTTAACGGAGGGAGACAATCAAGAAATTAAAGACTTGCTGAGTTCTCGCCTAACGGTTTTGGTTCAAGATGTCAATGACAATTATCTCGCTATGGGGGTCACAACAGGAGTTGAGGCAACAGGCGGAACAATTGGCACGGGAACGGCAAAGGGTGACTTTAACGGCTATCAAATCCAATTGACAGCTGAAGAGTCTACACCTGCTCCATTCGCAGACGCAAGCGATACCAACTTGACTTTGACAGCTGGCACTTGATTTCATTTTCTTTGGTTAGAATATAAAGGAAGGGGGAGGGCAATAGCCTTCCCTTTTTTGATTCAACATGATACACCTCAACCCAAACAGCGCAGACGAGCAGTTCATTTACTTGACGCTCGCAGAGATGAAAAAAGACTTTGACGCGTTCACGAATTATCTCATAATTTTGGAGAACATGGCAAGCACCGACCAACATGCATTTGTGGGAGATGTCGAAGTCGATAACGCTCGATATACAAAAATCAGCGTCTACACGAATCAACCGCTCGGATCATCAAGCCGTGTTCTTCTAACGGAGACAGGTCTCTACACGTATAAAGCATACGGACAGAACAGCTCAACGAACCTCAACGCGTCCGATGTTTCGGTTGTTGGACTCCTCGAGCAAGGGACTTTGAACGTAGCGGGTGCGACAGGCTACGAAATCCCGGATATCAACATCCCCGATAATTACATATATTACCAATAATGGAATTAATCCAACTCAACCAATACGAAGAGCGATCCTATCGGGAGACAGCCAACAAGATGGGCTTCGTTAATTACGGAGATGACAACCTCTTCCCGCAATACCTCGTCGACCTCTATCATTCCTCCGCTACTCACAACGCATTGTCGACAACTATTGCGATGATGATCTTCGGTGAAGGGTTTGACGCTACGACCCTCGATGGAAGGCTCGCTTTTGACCAATGGAATCTAAACGACGAACTCCGGAAGGCTTGTCTGGACTTTAAGATTCAAGGCGGCTTCGCTCTCGAGGTGAATTGGAGCATCGACCGAACGACTATCGCAAACGTCTCTCACCTACCTTTTGAGAATATCCGCTCGGGCTTCGTCAATGAAGACGATAAAGTCGAGTACTATTACTACTCGAAGGATTGGAACGATAAGCGAGAAGAGCCGTCGGAGATATGCACGTTTAACCCTGAGCGTAATATCGAACACCCCACACAGATACTTTACGTGAAGCCGTTCTCTCCGGGTTCGTTCTACTATCCGAAACCGGACTATGTCGGCTCGATTAATTACATCGAACTTGATAAAGAAATCGGGGTGTACCATATCAACAACATGAAGAATGGGATGAGTCCTTCGTTCTCCATACACTTCAAGAACGGCATCCCACCGCAAGAGGAGCGGAACCGAATCCGGATGGATATCGAGAGGCAACTCAGCGGAGCGAGCAACGCGGGCAAGTTCATTGTCACGTATTCGGACGATCCCGATAGAAAGCCGGACTTTGAGCCGTTCCAATTGTCGGACGCTCACAATCAATACCAGTTCCTCTCGGAAGAGGTTACTTCGAAGATTATGGTCGGACACCGTGTGACCTCTCCGCAAATGTTCGGGGTTGCGGTACCGGGTAAGCTCGGAGGCGGTGGAGAGCTTGCAGAGGCTTCGGAACTCTTCGAGAAGAATGTCATTGCACCAGCTCGACAAGTGGTCACAGAAGCCGTCAAAACGCTTCTCAATGCCGCTGGTTTAGACGCTCAACTTGTGCAGCTATCAGAAGAGCCGCAAGAAGTCAATCTCGATGGATGCGTCGACTATCTGACCGACAAAGGAGAAGAGATGTCGGATGAATGGGAATTGATAGACGAATCTCCCGTCGATTACGACCTTGAGAAAGCACGCGATGCGATGTGGGCTTTTGCTCGAGCAATCGTTCCAGAAGCAAGCAGACCAACAGGTGCAAAGAGCGAACAAGATACTGAGATTATCAAAGTTCGTTATACGTACGCACCCGATTCTGTCTCTGATGATAGTCGCGATTTCTGCAAAAAGATGGTCTCATCGGGTCGGGTTTACAGAAAGGAAGACATCGAAGCGGCAAGCCAAAGAGCCGTGAATCCCGGACTCGGTGCAAATGGTGCAAATACTTACGACCTCTTTCTCTTTAAAGGCGGCGCACGATGCCACCATTTTTGGAAAAGACGAACGTACCTCCGCAAGAACAACAAGAAGATCTCGGTCAACCAAGCGAAGAAACTCATCCGAGAAGCGGGAGTCGATGCGAAGCGTCTACCCGAGAACGATAAGCGAGTCGCACAACGTCCCATCGATATGCCAAACGAAGGTTTCATAAATCCCCGATAATGTCACTACAAGCAGAAGTTCTCTTTGTGAATCCGGATTACATCAAGCGGATCACCAACATAAACGGAAGCATCGAAGACGCTTATCTCGTTCCTTCGATTATCCTCTCTCAAGACAAGTACATCCAACTCTATCTCGGTACCGACCTCCTCGAGAAGCTGAAGACCGATATCTCGGGCAGTGGGTTGACGGGCGATTACGCTACTTTGATGAATGATTACGTTCGCAAGGCAACACTTTGGTGGACGATGGTTGAACTTATCCCGTCTCTTTACGTGAAGATGGACAACGGCTCGCTCGTTTTAAGGGTGTCTGAGTCCACTCAAACCATCTCACCGGATGACTTACATAGGGAAGTGGAAAGAGCGCGTCAGAACGCCCAATTCTACACGTACCGAATGTATCAATATCTCTGCAACAACTCCTCTTTGTTTCCTGAGTACAGTTCAAACACGGGTGCGGATATGCTCCCGCAGCCTGCGGACTACTTCCAGAGCGGGATGAGCATAAGCAGCGGAGGCGTTCCAAACATCGTAGACCTCAAGCAATATTTCGGATGAGAAAGAGCCGAAAAGAAAACATCACCTTATTGAAAAAGTTCCTCGATGACCTCGACCGAAATAATTCTAATGATACTCCCAAGCGCAATCGCGATCGTGGGAGTTTGGGTAAACCTAAACCGTGAAATTGAGAAGCTCAAGGGGCGAATCATCCGCGTGGAGAGCGATAAAGACGAACTCAAAGACATGATGAAGGAAGTCGTGAAGGCAGTTCACAAGATCGAACTCATGCTCGCGGAACGATGAGACACTTCAAACTGAGAGAATTCGATTCTCCCGACGCTCCAGGCTCGGGACGTATGATGGACAGGGGCTTTCTTCGGTTGCTCGATGAGGCTCGAGATTGCGCTTCAATTCCGTTTGTAATTTCTTCGGGCTTTCGCACGGTTGATTACAACCGCTCCCTCATTGCCAAGGGTTTACCCGCTTCACGTAACTCCTCGCACCTTTTAGGACTCGCAGCAGATATCGAAGTCCTCAATTCGCAAGACCGTTTTATCATCATTGACTCGTTGATGGAAGTCGGCATCACCCGGTTGGGCATAGGCAAGAATTTCATACACTGCGATATAGACGAGATGAAACCCGAAAACCGAATCTGGACATATGCATGATTTAATAACCAAAGACCGGGACATTCACGTTCTCCCGTTCGAGTTTGAGAACTCCGAAGACGTGCGAAGTGTTTACCTGCTCTCAGACATTCACTTCGATTCTGTAAAGTGCGACCGCAAACTCTTTTTTAAACACCTCGACAGAGCCAAAGAAGAGAATGCGGTTGTTTTGATTCTGGGAGATTTGTACGATTTGATGAATATGAAGTTCGATCCGCGCGGCTCTTACGACTCGCTGCGACCAGAACTCAAAGCCATGGCTTATATCGATGAGGTCATCAAGGACTGCACCGATAAACTCGAACCATATAAGGATATCATCAAGCTCATTGGACAGGGTAACCACGAGACCAATATCACCAAACGACATGGGGTTGATCCTATCCAACGAACGGTGGGCATCCTAAACGCTAACGGAGGGAATATCATCGCGGGATATTATGCGGGATGGGTGGTTATGAAATGCAGCCGCAAAGGAAAGGGAACGCGAAAGAGTTTCCCTATTCATTACCATCACGGTTACGGAGGCAATGCCAAACGCTCCAAGGGTGTTCTGAACGTGGACATAGATATGAAGGACTACCCTCAGGCGGTTATCATTGCACGCGGTCACACCCATCAAAAGTGGTATGTCCCCGTAATGCGCGACGTACTGACCTCCAACTTCAATCACGGACAAGAGACCGTTCACGTAGTTCAAACGGGATCATACAAGAAGAAAGACCGTTCTATCGGGTGGGAAGTTGAAAAGGGCTTCTCGGTTCCTCGGTTGGGCGGTTGGAAGTTTTCAATCAAGCCTCACGGCACTTCATACGATATACAATGCGAGGAACTCCACTAAAAGAAACAAAGCTTGGCAAATGGTTCAAAGAGAAAAGTCCGAAGGTGTTCAGCCTCATTGCGGAGGTTGTCCCCGGTGCGGACGTCCTGCACACAATCAGTGCATTAATCGACAGCACCGACACAAGCGCAGAAGAAAAGGTGAAAGCTCGAATGATGATGAGTGAATTCGCAAACGCGGACAGAGCCAACGCAAGGAATCGAGAGATAGAAATCACCAAGACACTGGGACAACGTGATTGGATGCAAGTCTTTGTCGGTTCGGCTGCTATGATCATCGGGATTGTTATGGTTGTATGGGCGAAGACAGGGGTGCAGGATAAAGAAATCTTCTTCCATATCCTCGGGTTTGCGGAAGGGACGCTCGTTGGTCAGGTGGTGAATTATTATTTCGGGGCATCAAAAAAGTAGTATATTCGGGTTCTGTTTTGTTAGGGTTTGACCGCCCGTGTTACGTTTGTACGAAGGAGGGAGGCTCAACGGGGTCTCCCTTTTTTTGCGTAAAAGAAAAAATAAATTCGTTTTTATGCTTGGATAACTAAATTAGTTTTGTAGTTTAGCCACATGAACAACGCACAAAACAACACCATGACAAACGCAACAACACAGCAGCTCGATAAAAAACTCGATGCATTGCACCTACAGTTTGAAGATATTCAACAAGAATGGAGTGAATTTCTTAGACTGACAGAGATGGAAAAAGTTCAAAGCGAAAAAAAACACATTGACTTTATAAATGAAATGAATCTTATAAGGGCGCGAGTTGAACGCTTCGAGGTCATAAGAAAAGAATCAAAATAAACCCAACGCCCCGGCTTCGGTCGGGGCTTTATTTTATTACCATGAACGACAACAAGCAAACAGAACTCAAGCAAGCCTGGCTCACCTTGCACGATCTCCGACAGGAGCAACCCACAAGCCATCGTCTCACACGAACCGCCCTTCAAATGGCAATGGACATCGTACAAGAAAACATCGACCTATGAACCACAGCCAAGAAGAGAACTGGGTTACAGGAAGACTCGGGACAACATCCGCATCCGCATACCGAGCGAGCGTATGGACACCCGTTGACGAAGACCACCTCAACGAACATCGCGATAAGTACATCGCAGACGGATGGAGGTCGTACCTGTGGACGAAGGGTTATGGGGGAAGAGATAAGTTCTTCCTCTCCAAGCTACCGAAGGACGAGTTCGAGGAACTTATTTACGTGAAGATGGATTACCCGAACTTCTGTTTATTCTATGACATCAATGAATGAACTCCGACCCGATGCACTGGCTTACTTCAAGTGGGCGCAGGCAGAACACAACTCCGAAGATATCGACCGCCTTATCTTCGACCTCGAAAGTACACTCGAACAACTAAACAAACAGATCAATGAGCAAGCCAATATGCGTGCGAAGTAGTGTGAACGTAAACCCAGCGAAAGACTTTAACGATTTCGCAGCAAACCTCCGAGATGAAGACGCGGAATTCGACCGCCTCATCTCTCAACTCAAGGAACACGTCCGAATAAACAGAACGAGATGATGAGTGAATGTTGTGGCGCTCCGCAATTTGGAGACTGGGAAATCTGTTCCCAGTGCCTTGAACATTGCGATTTTGAAGAAGAATTTTTAACCCCTAAAACCAAAGAAAATGGGACAATCTAAAATCAAGACCATTCAACCGAATGGCACCTATGACAGCCAAAACGGCATTATGTACAAATTCGAAATACAACTCGAATCAGGAGACAGCGGAGAAGTATCTGCAAAGAGTGAAGACCGTTGGAGTGTCGGAGACGAAGTAGAATTCGAAGTCACCCCGTCGAAGTGGGGCGATAAGATGAAACTCATGAAGCCCGGGTTCACTCCAAATCAATCAAGGGGAAGCAACCCGGACATTCAAAAGAGGATCGATGCAAGCTGGGCAATTGGTCATGCGATCAATCAAGAGAGCGACCCTGAGAAGGTTCTCGAAGCGGCTGAGTTCCTTTTGTCTATCCGTAACACTCTTATCTCGAAGCTATGAACTGGACACCTGAAGAAGAAAAGCAGCTCGTTGAGACAATCAACCGCAACATCTATCAGAACAGCAAACGCCCAATCCAATGGAAGGCAATCAAACCGATGGAACGGCACACGCTCCCCGGAATGCAAACACGTTGGGCGAAGTATATACAGCCGAATATGAACTTCAACGGCTACCGATACACGCCAAAGAAGAAGACCACAAAGAAGAAGGTCGAAACAAAGCGCGTGAAGGTCTCTCGTTCGTTCTTTTGGGGCGCGTTAAAGGTCACCCGATATGAATAATATCAAGCTGTTCTTGATAAGGAACTACGGCTCGACATTCAACGCAGCTCAAACTCTGGATGTAACCCCGAACACCGTCCGCAATTGGTGCGGGCGTATGCCTCGGAATATCCTTAAGCACCTCCCGGAGATATCCGAGTCGTGCGGAGCGACATACGCGGAGATCGTCGAAGAAGTTCTGTTGTGTGAAAGAGAGGGTATTGAATGACCTTTCTGAATTACGATATAACTTTGTAAGAATGAACGGAATATGGATCCCCCAGGAGATTTGGGCATTGAATGACATCTCTCCCATGCAAAGAATTCTCCTCTCTAAAATTCACGCGCTCAGTCACAAAGACGGTTCGTGTTGGGCAGGAGATGACTTCCTCGCTGAGTCTCTTGGGGTATCTTCTCAATACATCCGCAAGATGCGCAAGGAACTTTGCGAGACCGCACACATCAAATGTGAAGGGTATGGTCATCGAAGGAAGATGAGCGTACTTGTAGAAGCAACAATCGGAACAAGCAACGATCGGAACAAGCAACAATCGTTGCAAGTAGAAGCAACTACAGTTGCAAAAGTTGCAACTATAGGCGCAAAAGTTGCAACTACAGTTGCGCAGAGTAAAGAGAAGAGTATAGAGAAGAGTAAAGAAGTAGTGAAGAGAGTACGTTTTCAAGAACCAAGTTTGGAAGAAGCGATGAATTCATTCGAACTTGCGGGATCATCTCGCGACGAAGGCGAGAAGTTTTGGAACTACTACGAAGCCAACGGATGGAAAGCGGGCAGAAACAAGATGAAGAATTGGAATGCTGCCGCGCGTAACTGGATAAAACGAAGTCATGAATTTACAACGAACAAAACAGGAACTCCAAAGCAACCAAGCCAAGACCAGCTTGAAGCATATCTCAAGCACGGGCATCTATAAACCCACCAACGAAGAAGCGTGGGAGGGTACTAACATCCTAACCGCACTTCGTTACCATCCCGAAGAGACTCGGGCGGCTGTCGTGACGATGATCAACAAGACAATTCAATTCATAGACGCAAAGAAGACCCTTCACTCATTCGAGGACATGGCACTTTGCGCAGAAACGATCTTCGAAGTATTCCCGGTTTTGAAACTCGAGGAATTGAGGCTAATTTGCGAGAGGATGAAACAAGGGTACTACGGCAACTTCTTTGAGCGACTCAAGATTCAGGAGTTCCGCGACTGCATTATCAAGCACGAAGCAGAACGAGCGCCTCTCCTGGAGCAACAACACAAGACGGTAAGTCGAGGAGCCGAAGACCCGCACAACGTAAAGCCTTACGACCCCGAACAAGCACGCCTCGAATGGCGCATGAAGAACAACCCCTTCTTGATACCCGGATTAAACGCGCCTAATGATAAATGAACAAGTAAATCTCTTTGGCGAGGTAATAGTTACCGACCCGATTTTGCGAGATGAATTCATCGAGCCTCCGTTTAGCGTTTTAGACACGAAGACGGGTAATTGGCAGAGACGGAAAAAGACTTGGAAAAAACTCGGTATAAAAAGCGAAATTGGACGCGTCGCAAAATCCATAAACAGCGGAACGGATTTATACCGGGACATATCAAAGAAACAAGGATATGACAACAAAGATAATTATACCTCCATTTTTGATCCTGCTTTGTGTGAAGTTCTTTATCATTGGTTTTGCCCAAAGGGAGGGCGCATACTCGACCCCTTTGCGGGTGGTTCGGTTCGCGGTATTGTAGCAAATAAACTAGGATACAAGTATACCGGAATTGATATAAGAGAAGAACAAATAGCAAGCAACAGAGAACAAGGTGTTGAAATTTTGGAGGTTAATAATCAACCAAATTGGTATGTTGGCGATTCAAAGGAGGTTCTAGAAGGATTGAAAAAAGAATTTGATTTGGTTTTTAGTTGTCCTCCATATGCGAATCTTGAGATATACAGCGATCTAGAAGGAGACATCTCGAACAAGCCTTATAAAGAATTTTTCGAACTCTATGAATCTATAATTCAAAAATCTTGCAATCTCTTGACCGCTGGCGGATTCGCTTGTTTTGTGGTTGGAGAGGTAAGAGATAAAAAAGGCAATTATATTGGATTCGTTCCCGATACAGTCAAGGCGTTTGAAAGGTGCGGCATGAAATTCTACAATGAAGCAATATTATTAAATCCAATTGCGAGTGCTTCGATGAGGGCGAACGGAAACATGAAGAGTAGAAAACTTGTAAAGATTCATCAAAACATCCTCATATTTAAAAAAACCGAGGTTTTATGAGTTTAAGCAAAGCAAAGAAGAAACTCGACAAGATATTCTCTCAGTTCATCCGGCTGCGTGCGGTCAACGATGAAGGGTGGGGAGCTTGTTTCACTTGCGATCGCTTGCGCCATTACAAGAGCGCAGACGCAGGGCATTTCATGGTACGTCAGAAGATGCCCACCCGCTTCGATGAGTTGAACGTTCAATTCCAATGCAAGGCGTGCAACGGATTCGAAGGGGGAGCACAATACGAATTCGCGAAACGCCTCGACGAACTACACGGAGAAGGGACAGCGGATCGTCTCGTTCGGTTGAGCAACGAAACAAAGCGATTCAGCGTTCACGAGTTGGAGGCACTTTGCAAAATATATAAAGAGAAGGTAAATGAACTCAGGAAGTCGAAAGGGTTGGAATAGCTTTTTAACGAAGCATTATTCAAAACTTGTTCGCATCGCTCGACGATGGACGGACAGCCCTTCCGACCTTGTACATCACACTTACCTTCGATGTTTAGACAAACGCTTTCCCGATGGGGATAGTGAAAACCCGCTCGGGTACTTTGTTAAAGCCATGTACACCGAAGCGACACGAGGAAAATTCAAAGACTTATATCACGTAACAGATGCCGACCCCAAAGAACAAGCCTTCGAAAGCGATTGGACAAAAGCCATTCAACGAGAGCAAATGCAACTCATCCTTGACCGCCTATCCTGGTTTGATAGAACCATCTTCTCTCTATACCTGCAAGGGTGGAACATGGCTGACGTATCTCGACGGTCTCGCATTGGAGAATCGACCCTTTATCGCTCACTACACATCACCCGAAAAATCCTGAAAGATGTTCTTCGTAACGGCACAAAAGAGGACTGACCGACTTAATATCTGCAAAGGCTGCGAACACTTCGTCGACAAGACCAAGAGTTGCGGAGACCTCGTGACAGAAGCCTTCACCGACTCGGAGTTGTGCGGCTGTCATATGCCCACGAAGACCCGTCTCAAGGTTGCCTCCTGTCCTCTAAGTAAGTGGGAAGCAGAAATAAAACAAGCAGACCTCGAAGCGATCAAGACATTTCTCAAAACAGAGAACCAATTCAGAACAAACGGACAGCTCGCGAAGCTTTATTCGAAGGTCACAGGAACGAACACCCAAGCAAGTCAATGCAGTTCGTGCAACCGTCGAATGCTTGCGGAGCTACAAAAGCTAATAAACGAAACAGAATGAGTTACACTACAACGGAACGCGAGAAGATAGCGGAGAACATCCGCCAATTCCTCAAACAAGACAGGAAAGAGAAATTTGAAGATCAGCACTTTGGAGGCGATCCCTTCCTTGTGAAGCGGGTTCTTCCCATGACCCCATACGACAAAGAGACCCTGGAGAATATCGCACGGGATGTTGAGGGTCGTATATTGCACCCATGAGAAACGCAAGAAAAGCCCTCCTCCATGCGAAGAACTTCCTGCTCATCACGGAGAACGATAAAGCAATCCGACTCCATGCCGGGGACGATCCCGCGACTTTACTCCTAACCTTAGCTGTCCATAACGATGAATTCAGATACACCCTCGAAGCCGTCCTCGATCAAGCCAATGAAACTCTCGGGGATCAAACAAAACCCGACGAACCCTCGGATAATTAAAGACGATAAATTCCAAAAGCTCGTAACGAGTATAAAGGAGTTTCCGGAGATGCTCGAAGCGCGTCCAATTGTAGTCAATCCGGATATGATTGTCCTCGGTGGTAACATGAGGCTAAAGGCAGCCAAAGCCGCAGGACTGACCGAGGCACCCGTCTATGTCGCTACATGGGAAGAAAGCAAGGCGAAGGAGTTCATCGTGAAAGATAACGTCGGTTTTGGCGAATGGGATTGGGATATCCTCGCGAACGAATGGGACGCAGCAGAACTCGATGAATGGGGTCTCGATGTATGGCAACCCGAAGAAGAAGAAGAGGTCGAAGGATTGACCGACCCCGACGAAGTACCCGAAGCACCGGAAGAGCCAAAGACCAAACTCGGAGACTTGTATATCTTGGGAGGGCATCGTTTGCTTTGTGGGGACTCTACGAAGGCGGAGGACGTGGAGAAGCTAATGAACGGAGAGAAAGCCACGCTGATACACGCAGACCCACCGTACGGAATGGGCAAAGAGAAAGACGGGGTACTCAACGACAACCTTTATTCGGATAAATTAGACGCGTTCCAAATGGATTGGTGGAGAGCATTTCGCCCACATCTCGAAGACAACGCGAGCGCTTACATTTGGGGCAACGCTCCCGACCTTTGGAGGTTGTGGTATCGTGGAGGGCTTTCTGAGTCTGAGCGAATGACCATGAGGAATGAAGTCGTTTGGTTTAAACCTCCTTCGGGCTTGGGAGATGGTCAAAACAACTCAAGTGGTCGGAGTTTTGGGTCAATTACGGAACGCGCTCTTTTCTTCATGCTTGGAGAGCAAGGATTTAATAATAACTCCGACAACTATTGGGAAGGATGGGAGCCGTTGCGAACCTACCTAAAAAACGAACGAGACAAAATTGGGTGGAACAATAAAGTTGTGGCGGGCTTCTTTGGTTTTCATCCGCGTATGGCTGACCATTGGTTCTCTCAAAGTCAATGGTCGATGCCGACCGAGGATCAATATAAGAGACTCCAACAAGAAGCAAAAAAAGAAGCTTTCAAGCGCGAACACGACGATTTGAAGCGCGAACACGACAGAATAAAAGAGGAGTTCTATAAGACCCGCGCATTCTTTGACAACACTCACGACAACATGACAGAGGTTTGGCAATTCGAAAGAGTCAAGGGAGAAGAGCGGCACGGACACGCAACCCCGAAACCCGTTGAAATGATGGAGCGAGTCATGAAGTCAAGCGCACCAATTGGAGCAATAACGATTGAACCCTTCCTCGGTTCAGGGTCGACCCTCATCGGGGCAGAGAAGACCGGGCGCAAATGTTACGGCATGGAATTAGACCCGAAGTATTGCGACGTAATTGTAAAGCGATGGGAGGACTTCACAGGTAAAAAGGCAGAGCTATGGAAGCCGTGAAGACCAACACATCCAACACCAAAAAAGAAGCAATGCTCGAAGCCCTCGACAAGTCTTTGGGTATTGTATCAACAGCCGCGAAGATGGTAGGTATCGACCGATCGACCCATTACGCATGGCTGAAGGCAGACGAGGAATATAAGAGCGCGGTCAACTCAATTCAAGACGGTGTCCTCGACTTCGCAGAATCGCACCTTTACAAACTCGTGAAGGAAGGCAACCCCGCAGCGACGATATTCTTCCTCAAGACTAAAGGCAAGAAGCGCGGATATATCGAACGGCAAGAGATAGAGGTTCAAGAGAAGAAGCCGCTCTCGTGGTTGGATGAATAAACTCCCCGCGACATATTACCACGTTAAAGAATGCAAGTCGAAGATTCAAATCCACCAGGGCGGGACACGATCCGGAAAGACGTACTCCATCCTCACGGCACTCATTGAGCTTTGTCATAAGAACTCGGGGCTTGTCATCACGATATGCCGGAAAACATTCCCAGCACTTCGAGCGACAGCGATGCGGGACTTCTTCGAGATACTCAACAACGAAGATGTCTACAATCAAGACCTCCACAACAAGAGCGATGCAACCTATCAACTATGGGGCAATATGGTTGAGTTCATCAGCATCGACCAACCGCAGAAGGTCAGAGGACGCAAGCGAGACGTTCTATTCATCAACGAAGCCAACGAGATTAACCTCGAAGATTGGCGGCAACTCCTCCTCCGAACAACGGGGAGGGTGCTTTTAGACTATAACCCATCAGACGAATTCCATTGGATCTATGAAGAAGTCATCCCACGAGAAGACGCAGAGTTCTTCCGAACCACGTACAAAGACAACCCGTTCCTGCCTGAAAGTGTGGTCTTGGAGATTGAGCGGTTTAAAACAGCAGACGAGAACTTTTGGAAAGTATACGGTCTCGGAGAACGAGGAACATCACAAGCAACCATCTTCACCCACTGGAAAGAAATAAACCAAATCCCCAATGAATTTAAACTCCTCAACATCGGACTCGACTTCGGATATACAAACGACCCAACCGCAATCGTCCGAGTCTATACAGACGGGCACGGCTTCGCAGTCGATGAACTCTGCTACGCGACAAGACTTACTAATTCGGATATTGCAAAAGTCCTCCGAGATAATCAAGTCAATCGATCGGATGTTGTCATATGTGACTCCGCAGAGCCCAAGAGCATCGACGAGATACACGCTCACGGATTCAATACTCACGGAGCAAGAAAGGGAAAGGATAGCGTCAAGAACGGAATCCAATTCCTCCATTCGCGACCGCTTCTTGTCACGGCTCGGAGTGTGAACCTCATCCGGGAGCTTCGCAATTACAAATGGAAGGAAGACAAGAACGGGAAGCAACTGAACGAACCTGTCGATTCATTCAATCACGCTATTGACGCGATGAGGTACGCGATAACATTCAACCAAACGAACCCGAACTTCGGTTCTTATGCTATCGGGTAGAAAAGAAAAAAGAAAAAAAATTCGTTTCGTAGTTGGATAACTAAAAGAATTGCGTATCTTAGCCAAACAAACGAAACAAACAGACCATGAACTTCGAAAAAATCATCCAAGACTCACCAGTAGCAGCAGCAACAGTCCTTAACCAAACGGATGACCGCTTCACTCAGTCACAAGGAGACGTACATGCATACACTCAACACATCGTCATCAAGGATGCTGCAGAGGACCGACGTGCAGAGTTCACAGCCACAAAGGATACCGACGGAAAAGTCCGCATCACTTGCAGCCTTTCAAAGCACGGTGGAGAGTTCGCTCATTACTCTGAAATCTGGAAGCACACGAAATTCCTGACATGGGACAATGTAGCTGCCGCGCAGAAGTACTTCAACACGAAGTCCAAGGCATTCAAGGCTTGAAAAAAATGGAACGCATGAACAACGAGCCCGAATGGTTTCAAGAGGTGCTCGACCGCACCGAGCAGACCGAATCTTTTCTCCTGCCTTAATAGCCCCTCACGGGGCTTTTTTTTTGCCCTAACTTTCGGGCTACCCGTAAAATTCACGCAAACACGCAATATTCACGCATTTTTCACGCATTCCATTTTGGATAAGGAAACCAAACAAATCAAGTTATTAGAATGATGGAACTCAAACTCCCGCACCGATGGTCGGATCTCTCACTCGGAGAACTCCAGGTCATGATGACCGCAGACAACCCCCTCGAAAAGATATCTATCTGCTCGGGGTACTCGGTGGAGAAACTGCGTGCGATGCCTCAGAAGCTAATAGAAGCCGCCTCAGCGCATCTTGACAATCTTCTAACCCAAGAGACTGCACGTCATGAGAAAGTCGTTGAGATGGACGGCAAACGATTCGGCTTTATTCCGAACTGGGATGAGTTTACAGCGGGTGAGTGGATCGACATGGAAAACCACCTCGAAGACTTTTGGGCAAACGCTCACAAAATTACCGCTCTCCTCTATCGGGAAGTGACCTACGAACTCGGAGACAAATACGAGATAAAGAAGTACACCACCAAAGAAGACGCAAGCATCTTTGAAGAGATGCCCGCAGACCTTGTCTCGGGTATGCTGCTTTTTTTTTGGACTTCCAGAAATCAACTGCTGCACGATATGCAGTTCTCTTTGCTGGAGGTAGCGGACAAAGCGATCCAGTCGGTGAAAAATGGGGATGGTATCACCTCCTCTATTCCCTCGCAGGGGAAGACGTTCTCAAAATGGACGCGATTACAGAACTCCCTGTTCAAGTCATCTTCCAACACCTCAGCTATCTAAAAGACAGAAGCGCAAATGATCACGTTCAATAACATCGTCGAAAGGTTTGAAGTATTCGCAACGAATCACTTCTTCATTAAGTCATTCTCATTCGGCTCTCCGGATGATGTAGACCTCGCAAAGTTTACCGAGTTCCCCTTGATGCACATGGTTTACACCGGGGCAACATATGACACCGGGACAAAGACCTACAACATCGAGGTTTATATCCTTGACGTACCAGCAGACAAGACCGATAAGGTAGAACGACAACGGGAGGTCGTATCTGATGCGGAGCAATGCGCAGAAGACATTATCGCAGATATCCGCATGGGTGGGAATATCTTCACCTTTGCTCAAGATTATGAAGTCGTAAACGCTACGACTACACCACTTGAGGAAGAGACAAAGAACGTCCTCTCGGGCGTGCTGCTCGATTTATCTGTTGAGATCCCTTACGAGTGGGACGCTTGCAATGCTCCAATCGACGGAGTAATTCCCGGGGGTGGGGATGTCCCTTCATATGCTCGACGCGGGTTCTTGCGTATGCTGACGCTCGACGGCACAACCGATGTCCTTAGCGTTCGCACAATCAACGTAACGAACGGCACCCTCACCGATGATGGAGACGGGGTAGTTACCTTGAACACGGGAGGAGCAGAAACGCTCGAGGACTTAACCGATGTGAACATCATAAGCCCGGAACAGGGGGACGTTCTATCCTACAATTCAGGCGTTCAGAAGTGGATGAAGAATGGAGGGCTTCAAGAGCTTCTCGCACGGTTTAAAGCAAGCGGATCAGGTGCGCAGATGTACGACACCCTCAACGACACGACGAAGGGGTATATCGACATTCTCGCCAATAGCGCAAAGATGAAAGTCAACCTCTCAGGTCTGACAGTTACCGAAGCCTCTCCAGGGGTTATGTCCTTTGCAGTTGCAGCAGGTACGGAAGGGAACGAAGTAGAGTTTGAGGCAATGACTATCGAAGGGAGCGACGCTCTATCGACAATTGCAGAAATCAACTTCAAACAAGGGGCGTTAACATATTGGGAGAATGCTACGGGTAAGATTTGGCTTCGCGCACCTAACGCAGGAAATATCACAGTGCTGCTTCCAAGCTCAACGGGAACCCTGGCACTTACAACCGATATCCCGAACGTTCCTGTCGACTCGGTAAACGGTCAAACGGGCGTGGTTGTATTGGATACGGGAGACATTGACGAGAATGGGAATCTCTATTACACAGAGGCACGGGTCGCAGCGAATGCCGCTGTCGTAGCTAATACGGCAAAGGTTGGAATAACACCAACGCAAGCGAGCGAGATAACAGCCAACACAGCGAAGGTCGGGATCACTACCCAACAGGCGAACGATATCACCGCGAACAACGCAAAGACAGGCATCACACCGACTCAAGCGGGAGAGATAACCGCGAACACGGCAAAGGTTGGAGTCATTGCGGGAGGTACTTTGGGACAAGCTCTCGTGAAGGCAAGCGGAACGGACTACGATACGGAGTGGGCAGACATTGCGATTGATACCCAGTATCACGATCGCTTCGCAACAGACGCGGAGACCTTCCGAAGCGGTGCAACGGATACGCTCGAACTTTATTACACCGCCAAAGCGGACGGGGACGGACTCGCAGAGGATGCAGAGAGCGACACCCCAACAGCGGGAAAGGTTATAAAAAGGAAGATATATTACTCAGAGGCTGCATTTGCAGACCCCGATACAGGGACATGGGTAGAGTTTACGACCCTCGCGGACGATATTACTTTCGCTAATGCAAAGGCGGCTCTTTTGGAGTATCTCAAAGCGAGGACGGGCGGGACGGTTCCAATCAGCCTCAAGCAAACGTGGGAAGAGGTAACAGCAGCGCCAGCGTTCACGGGGTTACTTAACGAAACGTATGGCAGCGGAGCAGAAGCCGCGTATTCAACCCGTCGATTGAATGGGCTATACTCAGGCGATTGTATGACCATCCGCAGAGCGTCGGACAGCACAACGCAAAGCATCGGCTTCGTAGGGGAAGAAATCGATGAATCAGCCATCGAAACCTTTTGCAGTGGCACTACTTGCACAATCCAAGTTTGGTTTGACCAGTCGGGCAACGGGAACAACGCAACCCAAACAGAGGCAACGAAGCAGCCGACTATTTACACGGGCGGACAGCTTGTGAAGGAAGGCGGGCGCTTGGCGTTAGATTTTGACGGTTCTAATGACCACCTGAATTTTACACAAATAGACCTAACTAGCGATTGTCTAATTGCTCACATTGCCACGCATAGCGCGGCAGATTCTGCATATGGTGGTCCCACGGGTAATTTTGGAGCGTATCAAGCCACGACAACAACATTACGTTGGAGATTTAGCGGTGCAACTTATTACGCTACTGTACCAACAATTACAGCGGGTGACCAATATTTGTCACTTTTTAGAAGGGAAAGCGGGACGGCAAATATGAGTTACGACGGAGCAGACACTACGTCGCAATCATTGAGCGGTACAGGTTCTTTTTCTGTTTTGGGTGCTTCAACGCAAACTTCACACAATTTACTTGGAAAAGCGCAGGAGTATATTTTTTACACTTCAGCAAAAACGAGCCAAAACCGAACAGATATCGAAGGTAATATTTCCGCATACTTCCAAAGCGCGAAACTGTTAGATGAGCAATTTGGAGAGGGAGCGGAAGCAGCTTATTCAACGCGGCAACTCCGACGGGATCAAACGGAGTGCATGGTCATTCGCAGGGCATCGGATAGCACGACTACAACGATAGGCTTCGACGGTTCAGGAAACATCTCGGAGGCAGATATTGAAACCTTCTGCACGGGTACGACTTGCACGGTCTACACTTGGAAAGACCAAAGCGGAAACGGGAACGATGCGACAGCCGCAGCACCTGCAAACGAACCGACGATTTACACGGGTGGGGCGATTGTGAAGGATGGAGGGCGCGTAGCCTTTACTTCAACATCTTCGACATCTTTTAGCTTTACTCAAATCTCAAACATCAATAGTGTTTTTTCTGTATTAAGACCTACCGACTTTACAAATAATAACTCTAGTTTTATCCTCGGAGCGAGTAGCAATTATAATTATCACAGCGGGATTTCGGGTAAATGGCTGAATACAACTAACGCGATTCAAGCGGTTTGGGATGGTGCAAATTATTTAAATGGTACTGCCGTAACCCTTGACACGACAACGAGAAGCGCGGGGCAATATGTTTTAAGTATGATTCATACGTCAAACACAGTGATTGCGGGTCGAATAAGTGAAGACAGGACGTTCGGACGTAGCTGGGTCGGTAACCGCCAAGAATTAATAATTTACTCGGACGACCGAACAAACAACCGCACCTCCATCGAAGAAAACATAGGCGACTACTTCACCCAAAACACGCCACTACTCGACACGTACAGCGGTGCAGCGGCTGCGTATTCATTGCGACGGCTTTCGAGTAGCTACACAGGTGATGCGGTAGAGGTTTACAACGGGAGCAGCTACGCGGATATAGGGTTTAACGTATTCGGTGAGCTTGATACTCTAGCACTCGCAGCGCATTGCGGTTCAAATTCGGGTTATGTATCGAAGTGGTATTCACAGACAGGAAGCAACGACGCGACGCAGACGGTCACGGGTTCAATGCCAAAGATTTACGACGGGACTACGGGCGTAGTGACGGACAACGGAAAGCCTGCGGTTGAGTTTAATGGCACAAGCACGGAGATAAGCGCGCCAACAGTAGGCTTGTCCGTAGCCACTTGTTTTATTCATCATACCAATTTTGATGCAACCGCGAGAATGTTTGGACAGTTTGACCGATTTGAAAATTCTTTTTTCTACGACAGGGTTACGGGATATTGGGCTTTCAATAATGGCGGTATAAACTTATCCGGATTGCCAAGTACAACAAGTAAATTGGTTTATGCAGTATTTGATAATACCGGGGGTGAACTTGGTATAAATGGAGCCACAGCAACAAGCGGCACATTAGGTGTTATTAGTGGTCAAATGGATTTACGTATCGGAAGGAGAGCTAGTAGCTACTGGAAAGGCACAGCGTCTGAGTTAATAGTCTATGACTCCGACGAATCAGCCAACCGCACCAACATCGAGACCAACATCAACACCTTTTACAGCATCTACTGATGAACGGATATATCATAGTCCTACCAACGGACACGCAAACAAGCGAGCGCAGAGCGTACCAAATCACGCGCGAACTCTACAACATCTCACGCCCTGTATTGATACAGGCGGAAGGCGAAGCGGCCTCGACCGTGTTCGGGATTATCGTACACCCTGACGGAGTACAGAACGCTTTGCAGGTTGATACGGATTACCTCATCAACGTACATCCCGCTGCGATACTCGAACGCCTTGTGGCGTGCTTTCCTGAGCTGTCGAATGATGAGCGGTTCTCCCTGTCTGCATTTGTCCAAACGAATCAGAAGTTCCCGTTCGGTTATATCATCCCAAGCGATACCACCGTTCGAAATCAAGAGTACATGGAAGAGAATGGTTGGTTCCCTGAAGATCCCGAATTATGAAAGCTATCAAAATACTATTTCTCGTAGTCCTCGCAATCGTAGCGATTCCCGTTGGGATCGTGTACTCGGTTGGTGAGTCGCTCTTCTTTATTGCCTCAGATGTCCTCAGAAGCATTTGGAGAGCCATATACGACTTCTTTCGTGACGTGTCGATAATTGTATCGGTCACAGCGTCAAAGTTCCTCAATCGGCTTCTAATGGATTCGGGAGTTCCTTTCGGGAATCATTCCGTTTCTGCTGTCCTGGGAGCTAACCAACGAGAACGAACGCTCACGGGTCTTGGGTTATGGCTGACCTTGTTACTCGATAGCATCGAGAAGAACCATTGCCGCAAGGCATCCGAACGCGCGGGGATATGAGTAAAGTAAACGAGACACTTATCGCGTTTGCAGATGATATCCTGAAGAGTGCGAAGAGGCATCTCGGAGGGAGAAGGATCGGCAAAAATAAGAACTACGGAGTCGCATCGGGTACGCTCAAGCGGTCTCTGAATTATCGCATTCGGGTACGTGGAAACGAGATACGAGAAATCAGTTTCGGAGCCAAAGGCAAAGCGAAGAAATACGCTCCATTCATTCACTTCGGGGTAAACGGCACGCGCAAGAATCAAGGGTCACCCTTTTCATACAAATTCGAGAACCCTTCCCGTAAGCATCGAACGGCACTAAAGAGTTGGATACGCGCAAAGGGTATCAAATCACGTGACGAAAAAGGTCGATTCAAAAAACAAAGCGCAGATTCTTTGGCGTATGTATTGGGTAGAGCAGTGAAGCGGAAGGGAATCGTCGGACTTCGGTTCTACGAGAAAGCGTATACAGCCGTTTCTAAACGATATACGAAGAAACTCGGAGCAGCATTCGCGGAAGATATCGCGGGTAAATTCAAAGCAAACCTCGGAAACATAACGATCAAAAACTAATGGCATCAATCGACGCAGGACCGGCAGAAGGATGGAAACCAGCCGGACAAAAACTTCTATTTACCCTCATTCCAGATGAAGCGGTTGATGACTCATATCGTTATATCGTGCAGGTAGAGGAGAACGGCACGGATATATCCAAAATTTACTTGACTCCAAACCCAACGAATAACGCCTTTTTTGATTTGTCCGAAGTTATAGCGGGACGGCTTGAGGTGGATTCTTTGAAGTACAACGCGACCTCGACGATTCACTCGTTTCATAACAAGATGTTCACCCGTTCGAACGACAACCTAAAGCGGTATCGTTTGAAGATTGGATACTTCGACGGAAGTTCTGAAAACCTCGCGGAAGATACGTCGGGATATTACTATCTTCTTGACGGTTACGAGCAACTATCGCAAGGGTTGTTTCCTTCGTTCTCCGATTATTACGGGTCAGCTTCAACAAAAAAGGTTTGGTTGACGGATCGCGAACCCGTGAACAACGTTATCGAAGTAAGTGCAGGGATTGAAGATAACGGGGTTGCAGCGTTTATCAATAGCGATGACACCGGCTCCGCAATCGTTAACCTCACCATCAAAATATACGACGTTCTCGGAAGCCTTGAGGATACCTTGACATACATCGTGAACGCTACCAATGGAGGGTTAGTTCCCACAACCACCTGGAGCGATTCAAACAACGATGCGTCACTTCTTTATGCTTATGTCTATCCCGGTTCATTGAGTGCTATCACAACGGCTCTGAATAATGTGGTCGAGGGTTGGGATTATTACGATGTTATTCCTTCAACATTGTCTGCACCAACGGGAAACACCCTCCGCATCCGTAACAAATGCAGGAACACGAAGAACGAACCTGTCCAATTGGGTTGGGCGAATACTCGGGGCGGGTGGGATTACCTACGTTTCAACGGGAAGAAACAAAAGACCGTAACGCGGGAGGAGAAGACTTATCGAAAGATCGTAGGGGATTACAGCGGTTCACAATTCAGCCTCGCTCCAAGCGCACGCGAAATCAAGCCGTACCAACTCGAAGCGAAAGAGACCTATCAACTCAACAGCGTTCTCACGATTGAGGAAGTGACGTTGATGCAGTATTGCATGAGGTCAAAAAATGTCATGGCGCGAATCGACGGGACGTGGGTTCCTGTAACCATCCAAACGAACTCGATGCAAATCGAAGAGGAGACGGTCTCGAAGGTGTTCATCACTTCGTTCAATGTTGAACTCGCACAAATTACCCGATGCTAAGACTAACCCTTGCAGGAAACGAAATCGAACTCTACGAGAACGAGCCAGTGAATCTGAGCTATCAGTTCTCCGATATCCAAGACATCAACGCTTCTTCAAGTAGCTTCTCGCAGACCTTCCGCGTTCCTCTCACCAAAAAGAATCAAGACTACTTCGGGGCGGTGAATGAGTTCGGTCTAATTACTACATGGAATCCGAAGGTAAAGGTCGACGCTGAACTCACTTACAACACAATCCCGGTCATGCGGGGATTTGCCCAGGTGAAAGCGGTGTACGTTCAAAAGGGCAAATATGCAGACGTGGAGATCGCGGTATTTGGTGAAACGGCTAACCTCTCGCGGGATATTGGGGACGGGATGCTCACCGACCTCGACTTGTCTGCTTATGATCACACATTGAACGCAACCAACATCGAAGCGAGTTGGGCGGGTAATTTATCCGGGGGCGTAATCCGTTACGGACTCCCAGACAAGGGGCAGAATTGGACTTCCTCGAATATATGGACATCAACAAACCCACTTGAACACGGGGACTTTACGCCATACTTCAGAGCGTCCAAACTCTTTGAGGAGATTATGACAGAGGCGGGATATACCTACGACTCTACATTCTTAACGCGGGTAGATGGTTTATATCTCGCGATGTACAACGGGAACCTCGCGATAAAGGGAGACAGAAACCCGCAAGCGCAAACGGCTTTTGTTGGCTATTCGGCAGATGTTACGGGTTTAAGCTCAACAACCTTTGTTGATTTAACCGGGTTCTCTGACTCTGCTCCGTTTTACGACACCGATAGTAATTTCAACGGCACAACATACACGGCACCCTTTCGAGCCTATTACACGTTTCGCGTATACGTACACGGTGTAATTGACCACCTCACGAACACGACACTCACAATGCGACTCGCAAAAGGAGGCTCGACGTTTTTAGCGACTATCATTGACAACCTCACAGGGGCTTTTTTCAATGGAGAGTCTTTCGTGGTTTTAACTGATCCCATTCTTTTAAATGCAGGAGACGCGGTATCGCTTCAATACGCATTAGCCAACTCAGGACATATGGTAGACTTTACCGGGACAGACGAACTCGGTTCAGGTGGCACAGGGTTTGAAGTTGTAGAGGTGTCAGGAGCAACGAGCGGACAAACGGTAGACACAGAAGCCAATATGCCGCAGATGAAACAGATTGATTTCATCGCAGGGCTTCAAAAGATGTTCAACCTTGTCTTTATTCCGGATCGTAACAACTCAAAACATTTAGAGGTGGAACCGTTCAACGATTACATCGCAAGCGGTTCTCAAAAAGATTGGACAAATAAGATTGACCTCTCGAAAGACCTTACCATCGCACCAACGACAGACCTGCAAGCAAGGCAGTACGATTGGACGCATTCGAACGGAAAAGACCTTATCAACGACATAGTGTTTAAAAACGCTTCGCGGGTTTATGGAAGGTATCGAGTTGATGACCCAGAGAACGACTTCGCTTCGGGCAACAAAGAAATAAAGACTCCCTTCGCTCCTCACGTCGCTTCATACATTCCCGGCACTCAATACGCAATCCATAGGATGTTGATTGATACGGAGCAAAACGATAAGACCATCAAAGACCCCCTTCCGCGTTTGGCGTTTTGGAACGGTCAACAAGACGGGACAATCTACTATCAGAACGACGCGAATTCAGCGACCACCACAGACAATGAGTATCCGGCTTTCTCGCAGTTCTCATCCCTTGAAGCAACGATCACCAATGAAGATTTGGGATTTGGTGCGGAGCGTCCATTCCATATCGTAGAAGCCAACCCATTGAATACCCTATACTACAAGTATTGGAGACCGTTCGTCAATGAGTTGTATTCTTCGGACGCTCGAAAGCTCACCGCGTTCTTCAGGCTCACCCGCTCCGAATTAGCGACGTTCGAGTTCTCGGATAAGATATATATCAAAGACACGTATTGGAGGATTCTTTCAATCTCGTATGATGCGACAAGTGAAGACCTGGTCAAAGTGGAGATGCTCAAGGTATTGGGAGAGATTCGGGATTGTGTTTGGCTTCCTGAATCAATCAATAAAGCAACGGGTGAAATACGCTTCGAGAATGCGCTCGGGACGTTTCTCTATCAACTCGGACCTCAGAACAGCTCCTGTTGCACAAAGTATGGTTACATCTATAACGCAACCGCTCAACGTTGCTACCAACCCTTCGAACAATGAGGAATCTTGACAATCATCGTTATATAGGAGAAGCGATCCAATTACTCCAAAACAAAGGCGAGAGGGTTCAAGTCCCGCTTTGGTTCAAGGCGTTGGATTGGTTCCTCACTTTCGGTTACATCTTCGGACTTGCTTACCTTCTTTATCTATCAATTAAATGGCTACTGAAAATATCGTTCTAAAAGTATCAGCAGACACCAGCGACGTTACAAGGTCAATTGATAAAGTTGGCGAAAGCGTCGACGGGACGAGTTCTGCTGTCGGAGGCTTAACAGGACAACTCGACAAGATGACCGGAGGAGCC